ATATAACCAGTGATTCTGTAACTAGCAATAATATAACCAGTGATTCTGTAACTAGCAATAATATAACCAGTGATTCTGTAACTAGCAATAATATAACCAGTGTTAACATTAATAGTACTTTTATTAATGTGGACGACAAGATCATCTACAAAGGACAAAGTTTTAATACAATTGTATTAAGACGCCCTGACTTACAAAATACTACGTTTGAGTTTGTTGAACTTCAGTGCTGGGTAAATGATGCCAATATACTAGCAGACCACAGCAGTGATTTATCAGGTTATTTTGCGAATTGGAACGATAAAGATACTGCTATTTCGTCTATATCACCAGTATCTAATCTATATAATAACATCTTAACCGATACAGGATCTGAAAGCAGCAGTGGAGCCAATGCTTTGGTAATAAAACATGTTCCTTTGACCACAATAAAAGATGTCCAATCTATTGTATTATACAATACCACGACATCTATCAGTGGTATTACAACCGGAAAAGATACAGCATTAGGGTTAATTATAGAACTACATAATACAAATATAGATCCGTCATGTAGCATACCTTTGGCGAAAACAAACACCATAACACAAATATCTACTGTATATAGATTTGATTACCAGTCTATTGGTACATATACTGGAGGATTTTCTAACATGCCTAGTACGACACAAATTATAAATGATAGCAGACAAGATGCTATTATAGATATTCCTATTCAACTAAATGGAAATGTTATGATTAGTGAACGGTTAACTGTAGGTGGTGAAGATGTTAAAACCACATTAGACAGTAAGCAAGATACCATACTTTCAACAACGGATTTAACTTGTAACACTATAACAACCGATGGAGATACGACTATTGGAGGAGTTATTATCGCCCCTAATCAAGTTAGATTTAGAGCATCAAGAACTCACGGCACAACTATAAACTCTAATGGAACATTACCATTCAACAAAACATTAGAAAATGTTGGCGGTGGATACAGCAATAGCACATATACATTTACCGCCCCTATTACAGGAACATACTATTTTTACGCACAAATATTTACCTCAGGAGATAATAAATTTAGAGCGGATTTTTATACTGGTTCAACATTAGTTCAAAGAATTAGTAGAGAAGGACCGGGCTCGGGTTCAGGCGGTAATACTTCATTTACGGGTTCTTTTCATTACACACTTAATGTGGGACAAACGATGTATATGAGAAGATTCGATGGTATTATCGATCTGCCAGTAGACCCATTTTGTCAATTTGGTGGATATTTATTATGTTGAGAATATTTTCTTATTATAGTATATATGGACTCCATTATTATGAAAATATTGATGAAGTATTATTTAGATAAAAAATGGAATTGTGGCGACACCTACGATAGTTTAGAGTGGTATGATGAGACCTTAGCTAAACCAACGGAAGAAGAATTTGATTTAAAATATGACGACTTGCTTTTAGACGAAATGAGGGAAGAACGTGATAAACTATTAAAAGAATGTGATTATACTGCTTTGCCGGATTTTCCAAACCGTGAGTCATGGTTAACCTACAGACAGCAACTACGTGATTTTCCAACAGTATGGAAAGAAGGAATGGAATTTCCAGAGAAACCAAAATAAAATTATCTCCTTCATAATGCTACGATAAAACATCTAAACATACAGTCGTGTATGAATGGGATCATACAATTTGATATACATTTAAATATTATATTATTTTTAATTATATTAGGTAATTCAAAATGATATAGTGTATCTATGGTTATAGTCGTCAACATGAATATTAATTGAAACAACCTCAACATACAAAAATCAAATACATTCCAATCGTTGATCCAGCTACACATGCTAGATTTACCTTCATTAAACAATTTAGCCGTTTCTACCACTCCTTCAATTACACGATAATGTGGGTTTACTTCGCTTGTTGTAAATATTATGTTTTTAGTTTTTTGTAGTTGAATAAGATTAATGTACAGGGATGGAGTTGTGCCATTTTTAAATAAATAAGGTACTATACCGTCTATGTATTTCACGTTGGGTTGATTCATTAAATATGGAATATAACAAGAGGACATAATACATTCTGCTAACTGTTTCCTAGAAGTGTATCTAGAAATCACCATTTGTTTACAAGTGCTCATGTCCGTAGTAGTGATATATAATTTGTCACTGAATGTTTTGGCATGAACATCGTCTTTCACGCATTTGTATACGATGGTCTTGACTATATCTCTAATTTTGTTCAAATTTCCATATTCTCTAAAATGTTCCTGTAACTGAATATATAAAAGATCAAGGTCGATCATTTCATCGCACAAAGCAGTCAATGTCAATATAGACCCACTCACTTTATGGATATTTATTTTTTGTTGACTTTGTAGTTCCTTGAGATACAAAATCGCTCCATATCCATAACCACAATTAAACGCACCACCGCTTATAATGACATTCATATTCAACGGATCCTTGTTGGAAGGGTTGTTTAAACTATTTTTGCAAACGGATTTTATATATTCTATAAGATACTGGGTTGGAGCGACCATGTAATGGAACTACACAAATAATATGCTATTATAACATATTATTTTACACTGTAATGTTATGCACCAATTTAGTTATCGCATATGCGATAGCTCCAAAGATAAAAGCATTTACAAGCCTTCCTGATAAATTGACTTCTCCAATGTGATTATAGCAAAATGGGAAACTGGTTAACAAAAACTGCCTTACAGCAGGCAATTGATATAGAAAATATAATATTACAATTAAAATGGGAATTGCGAATTCATTAAATAAATGATCTATTTTATTTTTTTCTAAATCGTTATCCATGTTTTGTTTGATAATTTCTTCAGTAGTTTGATGTTTTGTAATGTAATCTCCTTGAGATGCAGGTATGTAATTAGCAGTCGCCTGAATGTCTTGTTGAACAGAGGATTCCATATGAGGTATATCTCTGGACGGAAGCCCGGTCATACCATTGTTCGCTGCTTTTTGTAAACCAGTTATAAATTCGTTTTCATTCAAGTTGTTGTCGGGTGGTTTTTGTGGTTCTTTCTCTGAAGCAGTAAGTTGAACATGTTCTTCAGTACCACTAGAATGTAACGGTAGAGCATCAATATTGGTGGTTTGTATTTCCATTTATTATATAACAATCTTTTTATAATAAATACAATTACGCAAATGATATGTGGTTTTTATTTGTACAAGGCAATGTTTGTGTAGTGAAAGTATAACAATCGCTCCCATGTCGGTAAAAGGTGTCTTCCACTTCGTGTGATGGTGGTGCTTTGAATGTAAAACAATTTTTTTCAGAGCAGGTTTTTCTAAATAAACTGGCGAGGCCTAAACCTAATATAATAGATATGAAGGTTTTACCGTTTTGAGTATGTATAATATTACTAATATTGAGAAACATTAGTATGTTATATTATAATACAATATTTATTCTTGTATCGGGATATTTTTAATACCCGATTTAGGACAGTTTTTCTTATGTGACTGGAACACAAAACAATTGCCAGCACGATCTTTATATTCAATGGTTCCAGCATTTTCAGGAGTTGGATACACTAATACGGTTTCTGTTTCTACCTTTGACAAATATACAAAGATAAACCCTATACCCAGAGACATTAGAAATACTGGGATGTTGATATATTTCAACATATATATAATATAACATGACATAATTTCATTCGTCAGTCATTTGAACTTCGGTTTCTGTGTATAAGTACGGTTCTTGTCGTAAAAAATAGTACACATCGTCTTGTTCTATCTCATTTATGGCATATTTTTTCTCTCTTAATCGTTTAGCTTCTGGAAGAAGTTCATCTATATATTCTTTTACAATATTGGAAAGGATCTGGGATCCCCCCACACTATCTTTGTATTCCCTCAACAATAATGCAATACGATTTTTTATGATGGTCATATTGTTTGTTGCTTCCATAATATCGGGTTTATTACGATTATTATGTATGATAGTTACTAACATCATGTGTAACTCATTTATATCTTCCTCCAATGCATTGAAATCTGTGCGAAATTCTTCAAATTGTGATAGGGCAGATTCTTCTGTACTATACCCAAACAATAAGTCTAATTTTGTTTTAACAATATTTGTACGTATCGTTTCAGACTGATTATTTAGCTTATTGTACAAAGGGAAAAAAGGTTTATATGAACCTCTATAAATATTCATATTTAACTCACATTGGGGTGTAGCATTACACACTGCACGCAATGTATCCTTTGTTTCTGTAAATAATGTCCCACCCGATTTACCACAATTTACACATACAGATTTCAAACTGGATAAAGCAACACGTTTTGTTTTATTGTCTAAAGTATTATCATGTAACACCTTACGTTTCGCACGATGGCGTTTTTCATCATATATATGTTTTAATTTATAGTATTCTCCAATAGCCTCCTTTGTGTTCTGATCCATCTATTATAAAATAGTACTATATTTTTCTATTGTAAACGTCCAAAGCCGCTTCTTTGTCCCACATAGGCAAATCCGTAATCATATTTGTATTGGATTGTTTTTTGTACAAGGCAAGTTGTTGTAATTTGGATAGAATGTATTCCTTTTGTTGTGTATCTTTATATTCTAACTCTTCAGGTGAAATATGTCCTTTATATTTATAGGTTAAAAATCCTGCTACTAGCAGTATGAGTACTCCAAACATGACAAGATTGTAAACATATCCTATATGCTTGTCTCTGAACCGTTTACAATCTTTAAGGTTCTGACTTAACCAATATTTAACTCCTGGTTCAGTGAGATTAGGAATATTCATTAATTAATACTGCTATAATTTCAAAAAAAATTGTGCTTATTATATATGAGTAAGACACCAAATCCAACCTCTTCCATAACATGGTTTGTATTGATTACTACTATATATGCTTTTGTAGATTATAATACCTCCAAAAAAAAAAATAACACCAGTGGAGGATTATGGTTTGGAATATACCTGTTCTCTGTGTTTATAACCGAATTTATATTGAATGTTGCTCTTACTGCCAGTAAATGTGGTAGCAGTCAATGGGGAACTGCTGCTATGGTCACTATCATTCCATGGGGACTCATATTTGGTTCTATACAATTATTATTATTTTTGTTTCCTGGATGGCTACAGCCATTTTCCAATACCTTTGGCTATGCTATGGCGCTACTTGCTGGCATAAATTCTACTCTAGAGGATATATTACTGGCAAATCCAAAAAACAATGCCAATACTCCCACCGATGGAGCCATCCAAGAAGCACTTGCTCATATATATTCTGATAAAAGTCTTCTTGTCAATGAAATTACGAAAGATAATTTTGACTTTTTCTGGAAAAATATGAGCGGAACATTTAAAGCTGGTGTAGTGAATAACGAAGAACTTAAAATGGACTTGTATTCGTTTGTCGTATTGAAAGAAACGGTAGCAAAATATTTATGGTATATTTTTGCAGGAGTGTTAATCACCTCAGTGAGTTATAATTATATCGTAAGTTCAAAATGTAATGTCAGTGTAAAAGAAATGCAAAAACGTCAATCAGAATATGAACAAGAATTGTTAGATGCTCAAGCTCAGGCGAGTGAAGATAAACGAATCTATACTACCACCGAATAAGTTTTTAAAAATGTATTTTAGGGTATGAAACATAATATAATACTATAAAATATGAAACGATAGCAATAAGGATCGCCATTAACCATACAGGTAATACACTTCGTGTATTATATCCAATACCAAATGATCGGAATGTACCGTCTTTATTGAAGATTAAAGAGGTATTACTAAATATAAGGAGACTATACAATAGGATAAATAGAACCATGGCAAATATAGTTACATTTGTTCTAACAAATTGAATATTCATTCTTATTATGTAAAAATATTATTTATGTAAATTATATATTTAATATTCATCTTCGTAAGCATCATCTTCAAGGTTATCATCTTCTGCTGCCCAGTCAGGCATTTCATTGTCTTCCTGATCCATCTCATCGGCATTGGATTCCTCTATCATAGCTTCCAATGCAAACATGTCCATTAATCCTTCCGTTACACCGTCTATTTTTTTCAGTCTTGATTCTAATATAGTACGTGTTTCAATATCACTTCTTTCTTTGTCATAAGTGTCTCCTTCATATTGTCTGAACCCTTTCTGCATGCCAACAGACCATCTTCCTATACGGAAATTTTTAAACATATTTTCCACTTCTCTTTCCTCATCCGACATTTCTGTTAGAAATTCCACTATCATATCTTTTTCTTTTTCTTTGCCTCTAGTAACTTTGTCTTTTAGTTCAGAATAATTTATATTAATAGACAGTTTATCTTTACAAATCATAGACACCCATACACTAATGAGTTTTGCTATCTTTTCAGAGATCACTTTATTATCACCTTTAATGATTTCAAGCAAGGATGCTTCACTAGCCAACTGATCCAATTGAGCAAGAGGCACCAACATAGGATTGGAAGGTCTTGCTACACTGGTTGAGGATACGTCCTCTGTATCGGCTAACTCGGTTAATATGATAAGCATTTTGGAAATATAGAACCTATATAATAAAATAATAAGTGTTTTGTCATATAAATAGTTATCTTCCGAATCGGGTTTGGGTTGAGTATACAAAGTATCCTTTACCAATTCCACTATAACATTACATTCATATTGAAATCTTGTCAAAATATGTTTTATTATTTCGTCATCATAAAATTGTCTAAGTGGTTTAAAATGTTCTTGAGTTTGTTTCTTCAAATCACTTTGATGGATTTCTGAAAGATTCCACGAGGCTGGTATTTTCACGTTTTCATATTTAACTGTATGAATAATTATATTTGGATATACCTTTACCAAAAGTTCCATGGTGTTTTTCATGAACAAAGACATTTGATATATATCTGTATCTGTATCAGATGTCATGTCATTGTTTTTAAAAAAGGTAATGTTGTTTATACAATCTACAAAATCGGTTTGTAGTTTCGCAGTAGTATGTTTTCTTATAAATTCAGACAATTTGCGATTCATGTCATCCACGTTTTTTGATAAATAATTTTTCATATCTCTTTTCATAGTTATACCTTTTTCACCTGTGGAATTATTAAATTCATCTATTAATGCTACAAACGGCTCCGTAAATGATTTTGGTAAAATAGTGTTATTGGATTGCATTAATCTGTCTCTTATTTTAATAGTATGGTTAAAGATTATCTTAACCAGATCAAGATTCACAATATTTTTTTTATTTACAATGGTTAATAACTGGGCAAGAAGTGTGTTATCATAATTTATACCGTTTTGTTTTAGATTCATAATTTTATTCTGTATAGTATCGTTGTTGTCGTAGTCATCTGGTTTATCCATACAAATTGCTCTAAGATCATCCATAATAGGCATATTTGTATTGTATTTACAGTACGTGATAAAAGCAGTGTATATGGTTATTTCGTCAAATTGTACAGGAATAACAGGATACAATATTCTAGTATCCGTAGGATCAAATAATATAGGTGGTTTAGACATTAGCATGACGTCATATAACACGGTACGGATATCTTGTACGATATTATTGTTCATTTGAATAGATTTTTCTTTCTCTCTGAAATAATCGTATGTAGATTGTAACGAATCGTTGCAACAAGCATTTTCTAGAAAAGGAACTCTTGCATTGTTAGTTAATATAGCCTCTTTTTCAGAAATATTTTTGGTTACCACTTTTTGTATAGCCTGTTGAATAGACAAAGATATGAAAATAATTTTAGATCGCATGGCATTTATTTTGTTGAATTGTTCAGGGTTTCCTTTTTTAATATCGCTGATAAATTGTTTCTGAAATTCTTCACTTGGAGGTTCAATCAGTGGAACGTTTAACATTTTAAGTGGTGGTAAGAAATTTATCCAATTTGTAATATCGTGAATTTCTGGTATATATTCCTCAACACTGGTGGCATCATACTCTAATTTCGCTCGTATTCTTTCACTCATCATCTCTGTAGGCAATATAAAATTATTAATAATGCCTTCCATTTTTGTGATGAACTTTTTTTGATTTAATTTCTTTAATGCATTCCAAGGTTTTATTGAGCTTTTAATGCCTTCTACCACACATGCCAGATATTCTACACCACTTTTGTCACTATTTCCTTGACTAGGATATCCAGAAAACGACTTTACACAACCAGGATATGTTTTCTTGGTACGCAAAGAAGGAATGCTAGTTTGAATGCCTATCAACAAATAAGAAACAGTAATCACTATTAAGGTCTGATTATACACAATGTCAAAACTTTCTTTTGGTTTTTTCCCTTTGGCTACGTTTGCCTCTGCTGCCTTTTCATAATCTTCTTTAGTGGGCATACTTTTGGAAAGCAATTTTGCAGTTTCACTTAATACAAACGTTTCTAAATGCGAAGTGTCCAGTCCCATGTATCGTGACAAAGATCGCATCACACGTGCTATGGTATTGGTTTCTTCATCGCCAAAGGTATCCAAGGTATTCGTTGGGGCAACTACACCCGATTTGCCTATATCTGCCGCCATTACTTCTCTGGAACGTATCACATATCCTTCTTCTGAAAACCCTTCATCCGTATTAAAATCTATATATGAAATGACCCATCCTGAATATTTATCTATCACTGCTTCACCATCCGATCCTAAATCGCCTTGTTCCGACATGATCGTTTGTAAATAACTAAAATAGTCTTCTCCTTTTACGAACACTTCGGATAATTTAGATACAAAAATAGGCAACAATTTTACATTAGATATATTACAATATAACCACCACGGATCCTCTTCCGTCAATGCAGGACGTGTATAATAAGAGACAAATTTAGAAATATCGTTTTGTCTTTTCACAAAATCACTTTGTGAAAGAATTAGAGATAAGGTTTCTGCATACGGTGATTTTTCAATCATTACCTCTTTGGCATCCTTTCCGTAAGCAAACTGTTTGTTATCATATTTTAAAAATGTGGTATTTTTCAATACAGTTAAGGATGCTATTCTAGAGAGTGCGTTGTCATATAGTCTCTGTATATTAGCATCCATTATAGAAGCATCCTGATCAAGAGTTTCGTTCAATGAACGTAGTGCATTATTCTGCTCCATGACAATCTTTGCGTTATCTATTGTATCACACTTATCCTTCACAAAAATACATCCTTCTTTTAGATTACAAAATATAGTATTGTTCTCCGTACGTAATCCTTCTGAAATGATCTCGTCCAACACCCATTGATTGTTTGTTCTAACATAATAGGTGTGGTCCCCATCCATTTCATTATAAAATACCGCATAATCTCCGTTTTTAACAGGTTTATATCCAAGCACTAATGCTTCCGCTTCTCTTTCTGCGTTGGAGGGGGACATACCAATTTTGTCTTGGATCGTTTTCTTTAAATATGGAATTTTTTCATCTTCCGAAAGGAGCTCTAAATCAGATAAATATTCTTTTATAACATCATAATATGTTTTATCATATATGCTATCAAATGCAATGGTGCGGTCATTATCTTTCATTAGATCTTCCTTGTGTGTGTATTTTTTAGCAATTGTTTTATCACATGTAGAAGATTGTGTGTCATCATAATTGTAGGTAATAGTATCATTTAATAAATCTGGGATACTATCTGGTAACCATAATGACGACGAGGTCATTGCAACGGTATTGTTTAAATATCTACCATAATCTATGTCATTGATATGTTTTAATAATTCGCTATCGTTATAATAGGATACTGGTATACGATCTAATTTATATCCTTCCATAAAAGCAGTTTCGTATTCTCGTTTCCCTTTCAAAAGAGAAAGTAGAGGTGATACCTTCTTTTTGGTTGATGGTTTGCGAAGTTTAGCATGAAACTCTTTTTTGTTAGTTACGTAGTTTTTTTTCCATTCCTGTATTTTGTCTTTTATGAACAATGTCATTTCTTCATATTGTTTAAACGAAATATCTTTTTGATAAATCATGAATGGTTCTAAATAATCTAGTACAGCAGACATAGATAGACGACCTTTCATGTGTTTGTTTACAATGGAAAATAGAATTTTAGTTTTTGGGATTATTTTGTTTAGGTACTCTTTGTATGTATACATTCTCTCTTCGTTTGGAAGATATTCACGAATACGGTTAAGATATGTGTCGTTAAATACATAAGGTTTGTCGGTAATAGGCTCTACATGAAGATTTGTCCGTGTAGTTAACATTTGCCAATACGATAAACAAGTGGTTGCCAAATTACTTTTAATCAATATATTCGTAGAAGGAAGATTAATGCGGGAAAAGGTTACAGCACTTTCGGGAAGTGTAATAAAAGATTTTAAGTATAACTCATCTGCTGAAGTTACTTTTTTTTGCTTGATTACATTATCACCCCCTTTTATTCGGTATGATTCTAAGGTATTTAATCCTAAATTATACTCTTGAATTATAAATCTTTTTCGTTTGATATCATCTTGTTCTACTACAGACGAGTATAAATCTCCTAAATTATCTATTACAGAGGCAATATTGGTGTTAACCACAATAGTGGCAATAGTATTGTCTTGGTTTACTGGTGGATTAAACGGCGTCCAACCCTCATGGACACGTTTTGTAATGAAATCATACCCATTTTGTCCATTTGGGATGGAACCTTGTCTAAACGTCTGTACGTCTTCGGTTTCCATGATTCTGCTACTGGCAAGTGTATAATTACTGATATCTTCATACACCTCTGCTAACTCTTCTTCTATGTCATACGTTTTTTTAACATTTCTAACCACTGGAAGAATCCAATATAATTTGTGATTTAGTTGTTCAAGACTTTCTACTAGCGGTTTAAAATCGGATCCCTGCGGAGCAGGCATAAAAGCGTTCCCATTTTCATCAAATTTTGAAAACATATCACGCATTTGTTTAAAGCGTTCAATCATTTTATGTATGTTATTCAACACATGCTGTGTTCTTTGAGCATTGGGTATAGAAGACAACAGCTCATTGAGCAAGTCATTGGTTTGACGATCGATCCCATATCGCCGTTCGTCTTCTGGCACTTCTACCATCATAGCTACTTTCCCTAAGGTATCACCAAATTGAATTTGGTCGGCATCAAGTATAATATCTTTGATTCTTTCACGGAAAGGCGTCTTAGTAGCTTCAGTCGTGCTATATTCTTCAGATATATTTTCCATAGAGAGATCCATCTCTTTGGGTTCTGTGTTTGGATCATCCAAAGTATTTGGTTTTTCACGAGTTACAAATTTATGAATTGGTATGTCCTCAGGAATTCCTTTGTATGCGAAATCAATATAAATTACATCTCCTGAAATTAATTTTATTTCTATTTGATCCTCGTCTAATTCTATAATTTGCCCCGTCATAACTACTGGAACATCTCCTTCAAAATATATATCAATCCATTGTTGGGGCACCAAATTATGTTGTTTTGCATAACTCGGGGTTTCCGCTCTGCTTAAAAGAATTATACTGACAATAGATTCATTTTCTAGACTACCCGTTTCACTTATACGAATGGTATACGTATCTCCTGATACATTCCTTATAAGTATTTTGGATTTATCTATAAACTGAATGATAAACTGTTTTTGGTCTAATTGCGTATCTGTTGGAGATACAAACTCAATAATATCCCCTAGTTGAAGATTAATAATTTGATTTGTTGTATTGGATGACATATCTTATACTTATAATAGATATTTATCTTCTTTATTGAAAAACAAGATAAGAAATAAGGTTAAAGAATACATTGTAACTAATTTATGGAAGTATCTACTAATTGTATGTATAATTTAACGCCTATTATGTACGTGCTTGACACAGACTTTGATACATTCAAACAAAAAAGTTTTTCACATAAAGAAGAAACATATAACATTATTCGCTATAACAAAGAGAGGTTAACGTCAGATGCATATGATACAGTGGGCTTGTTCCGGTCTGTTATTCGTAAAAATGGAAAGATTGTATGTTTCTCTCCTCCTAAATCAATGAACCATGTTTCTTTCAAAGAAAATGTAGATTTATCCTATGCGGAAGAATATGTAGAAGGAACAATGATGAATATGTTTTGGACAGGGAAAGAGTGGGAATTGGCTACACGAAGCAGTGTGGGCGGACATGTATCCTTTTTTGTAGATCAAGAGAATGGTTCACGCAAAACATTTCGTCAAATGTTCGTAGAAGCGGTTGCTTGTAACGAGGACCAGAATACAGAAGATAAAGATTTCTTTACTTCTGTGGATATGCTTCCACACGACATGTGCTTCTCATTTATTTTACAACATCCTGAAAATAGAATTGTCACACCATTTGACCGTCCTAATCTTTACTTGGTAAAAGCATACAAATTATCCTCTGATGATGTGGTGAAGGAAGTGTCTTTGGAAAGCGTTTCCTCTTACTTGCCTAAATGGGTAAAGTATCCAACCAAAGTACTGTATTCTAACACAGAAATAAATAATATGCTGGACAGAGGTTATGTGACCCTTCCATATACACAGGTTGGTGTAGTGTTGTATGGTATTCATAAAGACACAGGTAATGTAGTGAGAGCCAAACTTCGCAACACCACGTACGAACATGTAAGGGAATTGCGTGGAAATCAACCAAAACTGCAATACAGATATTTGATGCTTAGACAAGAACACAAAGTAACAGAGTATTTGCGTTACTATCCAGAACATAAAAATCTATTTCAAGGATACCGAAATAGGATACACACCTTTACATATACTTTATACAAACAGTATGTATCGTGTTACATCTATAGAAACAAACCATTGAAATTGTACTCACCACAATATCGCACACATATGTATAAATTACACGAGTTGTTTTGTATGGACAAAACAAAGGTCATTGATTTAACCCGTGTGGTAGATTATGTAAATAAGGTACATCCTACACTCCTAATGCACTCGTTAAATTACAAATATAAAACGATAACAAATACCGATTAATTATGGTACTATATTTTTTTATTTTATAACAAAAAATATAGTTTCAAATATAGGAAGGAATATCGTCAATGTTAATAACCATATTTGTTTCATCATGTTTATTTTTGAACAAATTGAAATACTTATGATTAAGTTGCGACTCTGGCGTACTATTATGTACTGTACGAGCGATCATTTTATATAATTTAAAATCAGGATACCTTTCTTCTCCGTTTGTTTTGTACAACACATTGCGTCCTTTATCATCTAAACACCAGTCCATTATAATTTTCTTTGCAGGAGAGTCTTTACTAGTTGGATCGTGTATAAAAAAATCAATTAGTGAACATCCTAACCGGCACAAATCAAAACTAAAATTAGGCTCCAATCTAGGTTTTTTATCATTAAAGTATGGTTCAAAGTTATACAAGTTAGCTGCGTCGCCTTTTGGATGGTAACTATCGCTACAAACAATATTGCCTCTAAATTTATATATGGCACGTCCAAAATCAATGATTTTGTATATCTTTCCAAACGTCGGAACCTTGTACTCTTGACCCATTGCTTTATAATATATATGGGATACATCCGTCTCTGTATACATAATATTGTTAGTATGTAAATCGTTATGTGTTAATCCGTATGTTTTTTGATAAGTGAATAGCATCATAACTATTTGTAGTATGATAGACCCCCATTCTTCGTCTGTTATATGATCTATATGTTCGCTAACATACGCATCTAGTGTATCACAACATCTTTCAAGGGCTATGACGTTAACTGGAAAATTTGTTATGGTTACATTCATAACATCATCAGATACAGTTGAATACCCTTCACTTGACTCTTCTGAGTTAGACATACTTTGCGTATCTTCGTCGCCTGCAGTGGATGTACATGAATTAGAAGAACATTCCGAGCTACTAGTGGAACCGTTTTTTTTAGATAATTCAGTATGATATATCAAATCTAATTCAGTATTAGGTGGATCACCGATATTAGTTTTTTCGGAGAATAAAGAATGTAATCCGTCTTCTAATGTGTCTATAATGTTATCAGGAAGTGGATAGGCATGTGACTCATAGATCAAACTTTCTTTGTTTCGTCTAGTGTTAAAATTAAATATATGGTTGGCAATATCATTCTCACATGTAAACAATATATTATTGTGTTTATGAAAAAAATCTGATTCATTAATATATTCAACATCATCAATCATGTTGTATTCAAAACGTTCTTTTGTTGCAACAAAAGAACCATAAAAATCAATAGCATGTATAAATTTGTGTGTATGTAACAATTGACTAGTTAGATAAGTAAAGAAACCGTCTACATATGCAGCATTATTTGGATCTTGGTTTTTAGCATGTCCCTTGGTATGTATAAATGATGGTAAACAAAGCAACTCTGTATCCGTTATGTCGTATTTTCCTATTAAGTATTTAGAAGGATCTAATAAAGGACTATATTTAAAAAACACGTCGGCTATTTTTTTTTCTGTTCCATCTGATAAACAACAAGAAAACACGTTATACGATTTTTTATCTTTAACCTCTAACAAAGTATGTGTATGATTTAAATTAATATCGTTGTAGTTTTTAGAAGTCAATGAAAAAAAGGATTCATATATTGGAATATAGTTTTGTGGATCTTTAAGGTTCATACCAATATTTACGTCTTGTACGCTTTTAAATAACAAGGTATTGTCGTTTTTTTTATAAAAAAAATCCATATTGGCGGTTTTAATATCAGGATCCATTAAAGAGATAATATACAAATTAATCACTGGTTGAACTAATAAACATGCGGATTAAATCTCTTAATATTTTCTATATCTCTTCCAAATGTCAACCGAATTGGAACTAAGCAAATTTAATATGAATAAAATCAGTTTCAGACCAGATGAAAACAAAGGTCCTGTGATTGTCTTGATAGGACGGCGTGATACTGGGAAAAGTTACTTGGTAAGAGATTTATTGTATCATCATCAAGATATACCAATCGGTACAGTTATTTCTGGTACAGAAGCAGGAAACGGATTTTATACACAGCATGTACCTAAATTGTTTATACATGATGAATACAATATTGCTATCATTGAAAATATTCTGAAAAGACAAAAACAGGTTCTTAAACAAATTAAGAAAGAAACCGAAATGTATAAAAAAAGTTCTATTGATCCACGTGCATTTGTCATATTAGATGACTGTTTGTATGATGCGTCTTGGACTAGAGACAAGATGATGCGTTTATTATTTATGAATGGGCGACATTGGAAGATCATGTTAATTATAACCATGCAGTATCCATTGGGAATACCACCAAATCTTAGAACAAATATTGATTTTGTATTTATCTTAAGAGAACCATATATTAAAAACAGACGTATTATTCACGAAAATTATGCAGGCATGTTTCCTACCTTTGAAAGTTTTTCACAAATTATGGATCAATGTACTGAAAATTATGAATGCCTTGTGATCAATAACAATGCTAAAAGCAATCGTCTACAAGATCAGATTTTTTGGTATAAAGCAGAACAACATGGTCCGTTTAAACTTGGTTCAAAAGAATTTTGGGATTTGTCAAAAGGATTAGATAGCGACGAAGAAGATGTAGAAACATATGATCCAGCTACAAACCGACGTCTAAAAGGACCGCAAATTAATGTTAAAAAAAAATCCAAGTGGTAATTATGATACAGGTTGAGATAGTCTGCTTAATCCATGATCTGACGACGAGGATGTAACCACGTTTTCATTTTCAAACAGCGTTTTCTGAATGTCTTCCGATGTTACAGTATCCTCATTTCTATAACCAAGAGTGGTATTATCTTTTACAGACAATAAATTACCATCGGCATCTACAGTTTGTGACAGTTTGTTGCCTGAAGCAACAGCCTTTTCTTTGTTTTCTTCTATAGCCTTTATTTTGGCATCCTTTACACGATCGTCAAACTCGTGTTTTGCATGCGTCTCATTTTTGTTTTTCTCATACATTAGCTGATTTAGTTGCTCTTCCAGATATTCTACACGACCAGTCTTATATGCTTCAGGATCAAATGGCATCCATAGCCCCACTGGTCCTACAAATACGTCGTGATTTGGGTCTAACTCTCTCAACAACTTCGCACGCATTTCTGCTTCCCCTTGACTAGGAAAGCATCCACGGATTTTAACTCCTCTAGTGCTAGTTTGAAATTCATGGGTTTCATCAAACTCACGTTGCAATCGTTCTTCATGATTGTCCATATACGTTTTGTATTCGTCAAATAAGGATGTATATACTAATTTTTCTTTTTCGGTTTTAATAAATTCTTCCAGTTCTTTTGTAGCATCGTCAAAGTTAAAATTATACTTGTAGGACAAAAAATTTACAAATTGTGTAAACTTTTCAAGAGATTTGGATAATTCCCATTGTTTTAAAAACTCGTTAAAAAAATAAATTTGCTTGTCTTTTAATACTTTCTCAGGTGAAATAAACGAGACACACGCAAATTTTTGACCAGCAATCGGTTTGTCTTCTTCTAAAACATCCACATAATTAGCATTAATTGTTCCATCCGAATTTAAGCGGGTAGTATGGCTTTTAGAAGGAATTTCCATCGTGAGTAATGTAAAAGATATCTTTTTAAGTGTAACTATACTATAAAGATTTTTTTCTCATATTAAACTATAGATATGATTGTTACAGGTGTTGATTTTGGAGAACTACTCAAACGTGCCATAAAATATTTAGTAGAAGGCTTAATGGTTGCTATTGCCGCATTCGCAATACCTAAACGATCTCTTCAATTAGACGAAATAGCATTAATTGCGCTCACTGCGGCAGCTACCTTTAGTATTCTTGATACGTATATCCCAAGTATGGGTGTAAATGCTAGAAGTGGTGCTGGATTCGGTATTGGCGCCAACCTCGTTGGTTTCCCAAGGTAAACTATATTTAGCAATTAATAAAGATCATTATTTACATATTTAAATAATGATAAATGCACATATATTAAATGGTCGGAATAAATTCCCATCCTAATTCATAACAAATTTTTTTCCATATATCATCTTGTTCAATTCTCTTTTCACGATCTTTAAGCATTGGAAAAAATGGCAAAAAATCATTTTGTTCAAGGAGTTCGCATAATTTATATACGGTATAATAATAATTTAAAAAATTAACTCTGTCATCTGGACAATATTTAGCATAAGGTGCTTGAATATCCATAAACAAACTACACAATCTTTCTTCAAGCAATTGACTCATTACAGGAGGACGTATTCCAAGTTTATCTTTAATAAAAGGTATGTGTTCATAATATTTATTGTAACCTAGTTTTTTTAGAATCTCTTTTGCCCGTTTATTAGTCAATTGAATAGGCTTAATTCTTTCTTTTTTAATTTGATTTTGTATATTGAACAATACTTGTTCTGGTATTTGTGTAGTTTCTTTTGCTTGAAATTGTGCTAAAATTTCTCTAAAATGATTTATACGCTTATAAGCATAAAAACACAATTCTTTTGGTGGCTCTTTATACGATTGTTTATCGTTTTCTATTAAAAATTGCACTGTTACTGAACAATGGTTACATACCAACATGCCTTCATGATCTATAGCGATAAGTTCGCCTTCGTGACAGGCTTGGCATATATCTGTCTGTACTACAAAATTGGTTATGTCTAAAAAAGCATCATCTACATTGGCTAGGTATTTTTTTACGGTAGATATAGTTTTATTCTCATGCACTTTCCCATCATTTATATTAAAAAATTTATTCAAAAGGGTAGCCTCACTATTGCCTTCTGATGTTGTTTTTTTTGTTTCATAATAATCAAATACATATTTTGAATTGTCTAGATAATAATTTTTTTTTGCTATTGTTATATCTTTTATCTTACGTCTTATATCTTGTATCTGTTCTTTAATATCAAGTTTTTCGTCCAAAGAAGATGTAGATACATATTGTGATTTTAATAGTTTTTTTGATTCTTTTAGTTTAGGCAAAATTTCATTTTCATCGTATTGAAATTCTTCTATAATTGCTTTATGTTTAGTGTCTAATGTAGTAGCATTTTTTATAGATACCTCTAAAATCTTTGAATTTTTCGGTTTAAAAATAGGCATTTTATTAATAACTTGGTATTTGTTTAATATATATATTACATAGAATAAATAACGTTAAGTAAAATATATTTGTTTCATAATTAAATGTATATATGAACGAAGAAAGTGTATGTATACATATATCTCAACCTCGTGATGTAGATGATAAACTGGAAAAGCAAATGACCTTTATATACAACGCACTTCAAGATGGATGGAGTGTAGTTAAGAAAATTGACTATTATGTTTTTGAAAAAAAACATGAAGGGAAAAAAGAGATTTTATCAGACGATTATCTTAAGACATTTATTTCAAATAATTTTTCCTTAAAACAGTGATAAAAACTTTATTCGGCATATTTTGAAATATTTTTTTCTTTAGCAATAGTATAATAACATGGGTGGCGGATTAATGCAACTAGTAGCTTATGGCGCCCAAGATGTATATCTCACTGGTAATCCACAAATTACCTTTTGGAAAGTAACTTATAGACGCCATACGAACTACGCAATGGAATCTATTGAACAAACTTTTAATGGACAAGCAGATTTTGGTCGGCGTGTTACGTGTACTTTGGCTCGTAACGGCGATCTTGCTTACCGTACTTATCTACAGGTAACTCTTCCTGAAATTAATTCTCAATTAGCCAATTTTGCACGGTGGTTGGACTTTCCTGGCGAACAGTTGATTGCGCAAGTAGAAGTTGAAATTGGTGGTCAACGTATTGATCGTCAATATGGTGATTGGATGCATATTTGGAATCAACTGACCCTTTCTAAAGAACAAGAGCGTGGTTATTACGCGATGATTGGTAATACTACACAATTGACCTACATCACGGATCCTTCTTTCGCTAGTGTAGATGGTCCATGTAATTCGGATGCCCCACGACAAGTGTGTGCTCCACGCAATGCTCTTCCTGAAACAACTTTATATGTTCCATTCCAGTTCTGGTATTGCCGTAATCCAGGTCTAGCTCTTCCGTTGATTGCTCTTCAGTATCACGAAGTCCGGATCAATTTGGATCTTCGCCCAATTGATGAATGTCTTTGGGCAGTGAACTCCTTGTCTTGTCCTGATACAACCGGGTCTGGAGCAAACATGAAGGCATCCTTCGCATACAATCAGTCTATTGTAGCAGCATCACTTTACGTAGATTACATTTTCTTGGATACAGATGAACGACGAAGAATGGCGCAGAACCCTCACGAATACTTAATTGAACAATTACAATTTACTGGCGATGAATCTGTTGGATCTTCCTCCAACAAGATTAAGCTAAACTTTAATCACCCATGTAAGGAATTGATTTGGGTAGTACAACCTGACCAAAATGTGGATTACTGTGCTTCCTTGGATTGCAATTCCATGTTGTTCAAAACTCTTGGTGCTCAACCATACAATTATACTGATGCGGTTGATGCCCTTCCTAATGCATTACATGCTTTTGCTGGTCCTGGCGCAATTGGTGATGGCGCAGCGGATTACATTAATTCTCTAGGTCTTTTTGCTCAACCTGGTGCAGGTGGTGATGCAAGTTTTAACATTTGGGATGCTGGAATGTTGGCAGATGCTGCCGCAGGA